TCTCTCCCACCTAACCAGTCCAGTTTACCCCCCTGTACCCTCTTTCTTGAGGAATTTCTAGGAACTCTCTTATCAAGAGTCCTTATTAAGGTTCTTATCAGTATCTCTAGGATAGTTCAAGGTTATCAAGGTTATCAATCATAGCAGTATTCCTTATCAACTTTATAGGACCCATCTTATCAAGGTCTTTATCAATTGTCAACACCTTTCTTAATATATTTATTAGAACATCACTCTTCGAGTGTATAGTGTTAGGACGATCACTAGGAAGATCACTTATCAGTACTTATCAACGTATATATATATAGGAAGGTTCTAGGTTCTTTCTCTGAACGTCTGTATTGGTTCGGTAGCTTGCCTCTATTGTCTTTCTATGCATTCGCTCTATATGTATTCTCTATATCTCTATACATAGTTATATCTTAGTGCTTACCTCTTATCATCCTTATCATAGCTCTTATCACTATTCTTATATCTATATTCTTATTACTTTCTTATATGGTTCTTATCTATACGTTCTTATCAGTACTTATATAGATAGTTTTATAAATATATTCTTATATTAATATTTATTAGAAGTTTTATTGTAGTTCTTATTCTATTCTATTCTAGTAGTGTAACTTCAAATATTATCTATATATATCAATAGCTTAATCTACCCCCTGAAAATAAGCTTATAAGAGTATAGAAGTACTAATATTGATTAATTTATGATCACATGAATAAATTATTTATAGAAAGTGCTTGACGTATAAATTCTAACGTATTACTATGCACTCATACCAAGCGATGACGAGTCCTTGAGTTACTCTTTAAAGTATTTATTCAGATAGTTCTAATTAGTGTATCAATCAATCAAGGTAATTACCATGAAGCAGTACACTATGATTAACCTACTCACAGAACAAATCGTAAACGTTGAAGCTAACAGTCGCTTACATGCACGTATTAAGGCGTGTGTAATAGCTAAACAGCATGAAGATGAGCGATGCTATTGGATAACTAAACAAGCATATCACGATGTGACAGGTTATGAGGTGCTATCAGCTTAACGGCTGATACACTAATTAGAATTATCTTAGTTCTTATCAGTGTATCAATCAATACAGTGGTGAACACTATGGAACAATTAGCAGATCATATCAATAGTACGTACCTATCGAAAGATATACACGATGATGGTAAGTTATGGGTTATATTTAATCATGATGGTAAAGACTACCAACGAGAGATTAAGTTTAAACCCTTTAGTAATTTCCCGATTGAGTATATTAATTTCAAGGGTAAGCAGTACCAAGTGAATACTGTTAAAAGTGCGTCAGTTTAGGCTGATACACTGATAAGAATTAAATTGAATAAATATGAAATTAAGTGTTGACATTAAAATCTTTAATGATTAAGATGACAACCATAGCAAACGAGCTAGGCTAGAGACAGAAGCTTTTATAGGTGGAAGTCGAAGGTGAATCGTAAGGCAGTAGCAAGCCGTTAATGATGTAATGTGCTACATAGGCGGTGTAAGGTAAGCCAGAACAAATTACCTGAGCGGTGAATCCCGTCCTCTAGCCGATATTAGAGGGGTGTACTGAGTCCTTTAAGGATAAACTTATTACTTCGGTAGTAAGCTCTTATAGAACTAGGCTTTAAGGCGTTAAGTCTTTAATAATTCCGTAAGGATTTATATAGTTGTATTGGTATAGGGTCCCGTACTCACAACCGATACAACGCTTATAAATCTTTCTAACCACGTACTAAGGAGTGCATTATGTCTAAAGAAATTAAACTACGTAAGATTACTAAGGAAGACTTAGTAGTAGGTGCTGTGCTGTATAGTTCAGAAGATTACTTGAAGCAATTCCCTGACGCTAAGAAGGTGAATACAATAGGTGTTGCTGACCCGTATATGGGAGATATGTTCGGTGAAGGTGAAATTTGGTTTAATGAAGAACATAATGATGGCTGTCGCTGTTATGCGTTCGACTATGCAATCCAATGGTTCTTGATCGAAGACAAGTAATCTTACAGCATGGTTGGTATAGCCGACCATGTTAATAAGATTATTAACCCAACTACCGTAAGGTGAAACTATGAAACTATTAATTACTGTTGAAGATATTAACAAAGCAATCGCATCTATCTCTAAACGTGGTAAGCAACTTGACAACGACATCCATGTAGCTGGTGTTAGTTGCCTTAAGCACTGTGATGCACACGGTGATAGCACTTTGTTGGATAAGCTAGTTCAAGCTATGCCTAAAGGTTCTCGTAAAGCAGCGTTCTGTGAATGGGCTTTAGCGTATGGCAATGTCCGTATGCTTGACCGTGAAAACAAAGCGGATAAAAGTGCTATTGAACAAGGTCGATTGTTCGCTAAGGACAAGTCTAAAACTTATGATGAAGCAGGTGCTATTGCTAATCATTGGGTAGATTTTAAACCTGAACCAGACCTGTTAACTACTTTCGATGTTCATGCTCAGGTGGCTGCTCTTATTAGTAAGTACAATAAAGCGATTAATAAAGGCGTGGATATTGAAGGTAAAGCGGATGCAGTTAAAGAGTTGCGTATATTGTTAAACCAACTGGAAGTAGAGGTTTAATATGGAACCTACTGTTAAACAATTGCAAGACACTATTGTACAACTTAAAGAAGCGTTAGTGAATTGGGATTATGTCGTAGCACAAGACGGTATACCAGTACAGCTACCTATCACTAAAAAGATGGTGAATGCAAAGCGTGGTTTATGCACAGCATTCTTTGGGGATTATCCTAATTGGTTTGTTGATGAAATGTGGGACCAGTTAAAGAATCCAGAAGGTACGTGGTTATACCCTGTCGGAAATCGGGAAGAGTTCTATAGTGCTCATAACCGATGGTCTAACCCTAAGCGTAAGGAAATGGCTGAGCGTTGTGTGGTATACTTACAAGCTAAACTTGAATCTGCATTGCTTAAGGAAGGTGACGCATGTTCTTAGGATTACCTTATCATTTCTGGTACGGTGTATGTTTAGCTACACTTGTTGTTGTATTAGCTGAAATTGCAGCACGACAAAAAAAAGGCAAACACTATGACGGACCGTAAATACGACTACCAATCACATGCACAAATACCTAGATGGGTTACTGTGAAGATTGTACCTTATCACACGTCTAAGATTGTTATGCTTAAGTCATCTATCCATACGGACTGGAAAGATTATCGGGCACTCAGTCCTAGCTATTCTGATGATTGGTTAGATCATGAAATATTAAAAGATAATGACTTTCTCAAACATTTGGAGCGCTTTAAATGACAATACTTGAACAAGTGCTTGTATTCTCCCTATGCATAGCTGCTGGATGCATCCTCTCTTATTTTATCTGTAAGGATTGTTAATATGTCGCATATAATCTATGGTGTCGAACCTATTATGGCTGTAATTGCACAGTGTCTTGAAGAAACCCTGTTATTACAACAAGGGCAGTACCCTATACACTATTCAGCTAATGCGGAAGAAGTCCCTAGTACGGGTAAACAAGTGCATGCTATGTGGTTATGCGCTCATAACTTTGGTTCACCTTTCCTTGTGTATAGCGGTGCTAACGATGCAGATAAGTTATATTTAAGTCCACAAGTAAACTTAATGTATCGTGCTGTGCATGATCATGATCACGCATTTGCTTACGAGCTTGGTCGTGGTACAACTAAGTACGAAGACGAACGTTATCTTAACTGCCTAATGGCTAAACGATGTTATGAGTTTGCTTTAGCTAATAAAGACATTGTGTTAGCTATGCAAGTATTCTTTATAATGTATCATGATACTGTAGGGCAAGTAGAGTACTTTAAAGAGAAGGGTACTTTCTGCGAAGACCAACGTGCTGAAACAACACGAAGACTAGATGAGTGTGCAGGTTATCGTGCACTAAAACAAGGTCGTAGCCGTGTTGCTAAAGCGTATATGTTAGGTTATATGGGGCAGTGTGGGTTATGAAGAATACTTTCTACATATCTAAGACTTGGTGGCGCTGTGAGCGCTGTGATCAGTGGTGTTGTATTTGTAGGAGGTAGTGTAGTGAATAACGTACTTACAACTGGTTTATTCTGCTTAACGTATGCGGTGTTGTCTACATATGAGTGGTTAGTTACTCCTAGTGAGGAAGAACATGATCTCTAATATTATTGTTGGGCTATTTCTGCTACATTACTTCTTAGGTGCAGCCTTCTGCTTTGCTGCTTGGGTGTTACCTATATCAAGTACAGCAAAATTCTACACATTCTTATACTTAATTCTAGCTATTCCTGTGTTTGCATGGTTAGCTAACAAATACGCATAGGTGATATTATGGACGTAAGACTTCAACAAGTTATTGAACAGTACAAAGATAAGACCACACCGATTCGCTTGTTCTATATGGATGATGACGGTACTGATTGGTTGGAAGAAAGTGGTTGTATCGGTTATGTTATTTATCCACAAGGTGTGGTATCTGCCCATGACTTTGAATTAGTAGGCGCTGGGACTGTACTGCATAATGCAATTGGTAAGGTTGTTGATGTGCAGACTGGACGTATTCTATATCAGCATGGGAGCTACCAGAATCCAAACTTGAAAGTAGTAGGTAGTCACCTACGTGGTTGGGAAATCAGACATCCTGACGGACGTATGGTTGCGTTCTATCGCACAAAAGGACCAGCTACCCGCTTAGCTAACTACTTAAACGGTGTGACTAACTCAATCTAGTATATTTATAGCAGTATTCTATATGGATACTGTTAGTAAATATTCTCAACAACTCTAAAGGAGTTAAACAATGACTAAACGTAACGCTTATCCTGTTGGTAAATTTGATACTGTAGAGTGGAATGGTAATCCTATCTATAATCACAAAGTGGAGCAAGTACTACGTGCTGTGTTAGTACCTGATGCTTGTGTTAATAATATTAACGCATTAAGTGGTGGGTTTACTTACAACCAACAACCTACGGATCATGTTCGTGTAGGTAAGAGTACTGTGCGTGGTTGGTGCTTTGAACCTACAACAAACAGCTTCTTAATTCGCTTAGGTATTAAACCGAGTGCTCTGTTACTACGCTTAGCTCAACAACATCTTAATGGTGTGATGTTGCTACGTGAACAAGGTGATGATCTATTTATCCCATTCGCTGCGTTGTATCAAGCTGCATACCTAGCAGTATTTAAACCTAAGTTACTCAATAAAGAACTCTATGAGTATGTTAGTAAACACGGTACACCTAAACATTTCGCTGTAGAAGTCAAAGGAGCTAAGTAAGATGACTACTGAAAACAAATACCCTGATTTTTGTGTTGCGAACTACTCACCTGAACACTTTAAAGCTACTAAGAAAGTGTTAGCTGACTGTGGTATTGCGTTACGTTACATAATGCCAAAGGCAGATTATGGTCAGCATGACCCTGAGAATCCTAAAGGTATTCGAGTTAGAGGTAACGTTGCTACAGTGTGTGTTACCGACAGTGGTTTTAATGCTGCTAAGGCAGGGACTCCACTTACAATTAAAACTCGAAACATCTATCGACATGTAGGTAAACTAAACATCTTTGATAGTGCAGAACTAACAGATTATTCACCTAATACTAAGATCATTGAGCTTAAGCCTGTGGTTGAATATAACCCATTTAGTGTAAAGACATCGCTGTTTAAGAAGTTCTTAATTACCCTTAAGGCTATCATCAATCACTTTCGTTAATAGGTAGAACATGTCAATTAAAGGTTATAGTATTACACAAGCTTATGTTGATGAGCTTCAAGAACTAACTAACTATGAGCAGCGTAAGCGTGAACAACGTGAGCGTAAGAACATTGTCAAAGAGCGTAAGCTAGATCGTCGCTCTAAGCGTGAGGCTAAAAGAAATGCGTGGGTATAATTATACTGCGGGTGATCGGGTTTACCGTACAGTACCGAATGGTTCTTTTGTACCAAAAGGTACTAAAGGTACTGTAGGTCATTGTCGCAGGGGTGCGATGATGCAGGTACATTTCGATAATGGGCATATATGGTATTGTTCGGTCAAGTTTATTAAACCTTTAGTGAGGGTAGTAGGATGAAATTTGGTAAAGTTAAAGTGGGTATGCGTGTTCGAGTTGCGAGTAACCCAAACGGTAATTTCTTTGAAGAAGAATCGCATGGTCACATAGGTGTGGTGATTGCTAAGGAACCTGCACACTATAATGCATGGGATAATTTACCTACACGTGTGCGTTTTGAAGATGGTATGCTAGATGATTGGGGTTCACATTTAAACTTGGAGGAAGTTAAAGATGAAGCTTAAGAATTGTGTTGTAGGTCAACGTGTTCAGGTTAAACACTTACTAGGTCTTGATGAAGATCACTTTAGTGAAGGTGATACAGGCATTATCATGCGTACAGAAGACACTGGTGATATAGAGCTACACGTGTACGTAAAATTTGATGATAGCAACGAAACTTGTTATCGCTTCCTATACCCTAGCCAATTACGTAAGGTGAAAGGAGATGCTTCATAGCAGTGAATGGTTGGACCAAGCGAGGGCTGTACCATTAGGTCAGAAACGTAGGGTATGGCACGGAGCAGAACACACTAAAGCAATGGATGTTTATAACAACTTAGACAGTTGGTCATGTTGGTGTCATCGTTGTCATGAAGGTGGTAAGGTCTGGAAAACACACTTAGCTAGGGAGACATTAGTTCAAGCACCTGTTATTAAGCACTTCTTGAACTATAAGCAGCTATGTACGCTTACAGAATTAGCTGAGAAGCACGAAAGTAAGTACAAACGTATGGTTGTACTACTCCAAAGCAAAGGTGTCTCTACGACGATTCTACAGCCATATAGACCTATGTATAATTTAGAGGATGATCGGCTAGTATTTAGCTTCGAAGGTGTTGACATCGGTAGAGATTGTACTGGTATCTCACCTATGAAATGGTACAAATATTATAAAGAGAATCCTAAGAGCTTTGTGTACTTGCAAGGCAAAAATCAATTCGATACACGAGAGCCTGTAGCTGTTACTGAGGATTTGTTTTCAAGTATGAAGATAAAACATTACTCAGGTTGCAGTGCTATGTGTTTACTAGGAACTAATTTTGAAGATGAAAAACTTAACTTCTTGTTATCACGTAAGCCAGTTCTCGCATTGGATGGCGATCTTGCAGGACAAACTGCTGAAAGGCTTATTAGTAATCGTCTTAGTCTTTTTGGTGTACGTTATTTACGGATAAATATCCCTGATGGGTATGACCCAAAGGATTTAAAACCTAATGAAATCAAACAATTATTTGGAGCTATATAATGGGTGGTAAATATTACTTAATTACGTTTAATGTAAGCACTCGTAGCGAATGGGTATTAGCTATTCAACATGCAGAGAATAATGGATTCCCTGTATATGAAGGTCATACATATAAACTTGACCTATACAATGGAGGTTGTGGTGCAGTCCGTGTATACTTGAATCGAGATATAACAGGTTTAAACTACAACTACCGTGGACCTTGTGGCTCAGATGCATTAGAGGTTACATCTATAGAACAATTTAAACATGCTGTGAATTGTTTCTGTCACGATGGTTATTTGAATGATGAAAACTTAGGAGAAATCTAATGTTATACAATGGTATTAATATTGACGTAAACGCTGAACAGCACAAGGTTATTGTAGATTTCCTAAATAATCAAGATAATTCAGAATTTAAACTTTTTATGCCTTATGGTTCTGATGATGTTAATGTAGAGATTTGGTGGGACGGTGATTTAGCTCATCCTGAGTTCGGAGGTGCAGATGGTCCAATCTCGAATGCAGATGGTAGTCGTAACATCGTGACAGAAGATAGTTACGATGCTAAATCTCCTGATGACTTCATTAACGCCTTCAACCATTGGAAAGAACATGGTGTACTTGACTCGGAGGTATTTAAGTAATGGCTATCATATGTGTTACCCCTAAGACAGATGCAGAATGTACTCAGTTAGTGTCATTGTTACACTCTAAGAATATCCGAGAATTATCGTCAGCAGAGGTTCACACAGTTAAACCTAATATGCTGGTATGTATCTGGTCTGGTATTCAAGAATATGAGTTCGGACGTAATGATGGTTTTGAAGACTGGTGCGACGAACACTTAACAGTAAACCAATTAGCTAGTAAGTTGAAATAATTAGGAAAATTTATGTCTGACCGTGAACCAATTGATCGGAATGTGTTACATGCACTAAGTGATAAGAAGCGTTTCGATCTTCTTTATACGTCTGTACCTAAAGATATGTTAGACGCTAACACAGTCCGATTACTGGATTGGTTTGGTGTTTACTTTAAGGAGTATCCAGAACATCAATATGTAGACTGGTCCGCATTTGATACGCTGGTGAAACTTAAAGGTAACATGACGAAAGAGCAAATCACTGCTATGGCTGCGCTAACTACTTTGTTACGTAAGCCTGTGAGTGAGGATATTATCAAGAATACTTGTGACCAGCTTGAAGTACTACGGTTCGAAGGTGAAGTCGGTATGATCCTGAAACGCTTCCAGAGCGGTGAAGAGTTCGACTTAGCAAGTGAGCTTGAGGTAGCTACACAAACACACAAACAACGCGTTACAACGCAAGTAGAAGCGCTATGGTGTGATACAGATATTGCAGAGTTAATTGACTTATCTGCTGATGATAGTGGTTATAAGTTCGATTGTTTACCTGACGTTATCTGTGATGATCTTAAAGGTGCGACTGCGGGTAAGAACATTGCATTAGCTATGCCTACCAACGCAGGTAAGACATCATTGTTCTGTGCAATTGCTAAGTCGTTTGCAGTACAGCATAAGGACTTGGTAGAAGCTGGTGAAGCAGAGTTCCAGCCTGTCTTGTACTTGATCAATGAGGGTACAGCAGAGGACATTATGCCTCGTGTATATAGTACAGTACTTGGTGTTGATAGCGGTAAGTTGTTCGAAATGCGTAAAGAGTTAGGTGGTGACGGTTTACGTGAAGCTTATAAGAAAGTAGTTGGACGTATTGATGCTATTCGATTAGTGAATATTCACGGTGCAACAACTGCTGATGTTAATAAGTTAATCAGTAAACATAAACCGTTCTGTGTAATTACAGACATGACTGGACGTATTCGCTGTGTAGGTGCTCAAGCTGCTAACGATGTGCAGCAGTTAGAAACGGTATGGGATACTATGCGACAGTTCGCAGCGATTCATAAAATGATTCATATCGGAAGTATTCAGGTGAGTGCTGAGGGTATGGACATGTTATTCCCACCACTATCTGCATTACAGAACAGTAAAACAGGTGTACAGACTACACTTGACTTAGCCATCTTTGGTGGTGCTTGGATGCAACCTACAGAGGATATTGAGTATCAACGGGGTATCAGTACACCGAAGAATAAACTTAAACGTGCAGGTAAGAAATCATATCTCAAAGCTGAGACATTCTTTAATCCTGACTTAAACACTTGGAAATAATTATGAATAGATTTAAAGTTGGTGATCTAGTTCGATGCTGTAACTCTCTCGGTTGCGAAACTGTAAGTAATGGTAGAGTTTACACAGTCACATTAGTCCGAGATAATACAATCGGATTAGATACTGGGTTCGGTACACTCTACAATGCAAATCGTTTTGTACTATTTAAAGCAGGTAAACAAGAGGTTAAGGAAATGAAACAAGAACAACGAGTTATTGCTACACGTTTAATAGGTGGTTCTGATCTAGTTATCGGTGAAGAATACATTGGTAATTGGAATCAGTTTGCAAACATAGTAACGATAGGCGATCAAAATTATTCTGCAAGGTACTTCTCGTTAGAGGTTCCACTTACACCTGAAAAAGTGTTCGAAGCTATTCGGGCAGGTGAAACCTTAGAGCTTTTCAATCAGATTCAACAGGATTGGCAGCGAATTGAAAACCCTCGTTGTTTAAGTTATGGCGGTATTGAGAGTGGTATCTTCCGTATCGCTAAGCAATATATTGATTTCTTTGGACATAAAGTACCAGCACCTATTAAAGATGGACGTAAACATACTGGTGATTTCTACGGTGTAAGCTTTAGTAAGAACACAGTTTACCGTTGTGGTAAACAACAAGCCATTCAGAATATATATGATGGTAATGCATTCTATTGGTCTAATGAACAAGATGCGGATAGTGTTCGTAAACTTATTCGTCAACCATTCGCTAACAAAACAGAGGTTCCCAACGTATGAGTCATGATCTAATTGAAGAATACTTAGCTAAGACTAAGAACCCTGTGCAGCTTGTCAAGCACTTTGATGAAGTACCTGAGAGTAAGATTAACTATCCGCTAATTGGTCAGATTAAATATGATGGTGTTTATATCCTGATCGTTATACATAACGGTATGCCTAAAGCTTATAGCCGTACAGGTAAGGAATACTACCGAGAGCTTTACGAAACTGATTACTTCATGAGTATCTATGGTTTAACTGATGGTGTTTACATAGGTGAGCTGGTTGCTCCTACAATCACGTTAGAGGAACTTTCTGGTCTAGTAAGCACTAACCGTAAGGAAGAGTGGGGAACAGCCGATATAGAGGCAATGGAGCAATCCTACGTGATGTTACACGACTACTTGCACTTTGATGAGTTCTTAGCTGGTGGTTCTGTTCGCTACTATACTGACCGTTATGCAGAGTTAGCACGCATCTTAGAAATTGCCCAATGTAGTCTATACCTTATAGACAATACAATCATTAGTTCTAAAGAAGATGCTGAGCAGTACGCTGATACACATATTAAGTTAGGTCATGAAGGTGCTGTGTTTAAGCAGGACCTTGATTGGATAGCAGGTCATAAAGGTTATCGGGCAATGAAGATTGTTCGTGGTCTTCATCTTGATCTACTTTGCGTAGGAGCTGAGTATGGTAAAGGTAAACGTGAAGGTCAAATTGCTAAGCTTAAATTCTCTTATAAGGGCAATGTGTTCTCCGCAGACTTGGGTAAAGGATGGACTGATGAAAGACGAATCGAACTTACGAAAGCCTATGAAGCAGGGTTCCATCCAGTCTTAACGGCTGCTGAGCAAGGTTGTAGTGAGCCTGATCCAGTAGGTAAGATTTGGGAAATTAAAGCACTACAAGAATCAAGTACAGGTAAGGCATTACGATTACCTAAAGTGGTTAGAGTACGTGAAGATAAGGATGAACCTGATGCTTGAATGGTGGAATGCTCTTGAAGGATGGCAACAAACACTACTGTTTATATCTATAGTAGTGTTCCTAATTAATCGTTAATTGGGGGGGTACTATAAGTAACTGATTTAGTAGTTAGTTATTTGAAGTTACACTAATAGAAGGAGATATAAATATGATATTAAATATTATAAATATAACTATAATAATATACATAAGTAATATTATAGTATTCTTATTTATACTTCTTCTTATAAATATACTTAAAGGTAAATAATATGGCATGGTTAATACACGACTATGAAACAGAGAACTATGAGTATTGTGGTTCTTTAGCAAGTCCACATTGCCCTGAGAATTACATTGTAGCTACTGGTTGGGCAATTGATAATGGACCAGTACAGAGTCTTTACTTTAACAATAAGGAAGAAGGTTTAACTTCTAACTGGTTGGAGAAAGCTTTAGAAGGTCAGCAAGTTTATGTGGCTCACAATGCTACATTTGAGATCCATTGGAACCTTAAATACTATGGTGATGTGTTCCTTAATTGGATTAAGAATGGTGGTCGTATTTGGTGTACACAGTTTGCAGAGTTCTTAATTACACATCAAACTGAAATGTATCCTAAGCTTGAAGACTGTTCTGTTAAGTACGGTGGTACTAAAAAGATTGATGCAGTTAAGTTACTTTGGGAACAAGGTTATAAGACTTCTGAAATTGATCAAGCATTGTTAATGGAATATTTAGCTGATGAGCATAGTGGTGACGTAGCGAATACGCGTCGAGTATGTTTTGCTCAGGTAGCGTACATGCAAGAAGTTGGTATGTATGAAATGGCTAAAATGCGTATGGATAGTTTATTGTTTAATGCTATCGCAACGTATAACGGCTTGTACGTAAACATGGATGTAGCTAAGAAGAACATGGATGAGCAGTACAAACGTATTGCAGAGTTACAAGAGGATGTTCGTAGTTATCTACCGAAAGATTTACCTGCTGAGTTAGAGTTCTCATTCACCTCTGGTTATCATATGAGTGCGTTCTTATTTGGTGGTACTATTACCTACGATAAGAAAGTTCCTTATGATCCACCTAAGTTTGAACAGATTGAGGTTTATCAATTCACACGGGATGATGGTACAGTAGAATACTTAGAACCTGACACGATCAATAAGATTGAAGACTGTGAGATCGAACGTGGTGGGGTTATTACTAAGTATAAAGCTGGACGTAATAAGGGATTACCTAAAACATTTAAGATTGATTCTGGTGTGGAGAAGCTTAAGTGGGGCAAAGGAACATACCGCTTTGAAGGCTTGGTAAACTTCGATGAACTACCTAAGCATGTATCCGAGCAGTTCACAGGTGATCGTGCAGAGTTCAAAGGTAAGCGTGTACATGCAGCTTGTGGTACTCCTGTATATTCAACAGGTGATGATGCTTTAGACTTAGTAGCTAAGTTTACAGAAGCAGCACAACCATTACGTGACATGAAGAAGTTAATCAAAGATACCACGACATATTATCTTGTTGAAGATGATAAGGGTAAGCAGTCGGGTATGCTTCAATATGTTGAACCAAATGGAATCATCCATCACCAATTAAACAACTGTGCAACTGTTACAGGTCGCTTATCAGGTTCTCGACCGAATATGCAGAACATTCCGCGAGATGGTACATCGAAAGTTAAACAGATGTTCGAATCTCGTTTTGGTAAAGAGGGACGTATTGTTGAGGTCGATTACTCAGCACTTGAGGTCGTAGCATTAGCTAGTATCTCAGGAGATAAGAACTTACTTCAACAGTTGATTGATGGTACAGACATGCACTGCTATCGTTTAGCAGGTGCTTTAGGAGAAGATTATGCAACTGTGTTTGAGAAGTGTCATGATAAGTCTCATCCTGAACACAAGAAATATAAACAACTACGTACCGACATCAAGCCTCGTGCCTTCGCTAACCAATACGGGGCTTCCGCTATGGGCATTAGCTTCTCAACAGGATGTTCACTTGAAGAAGCTGAGCAGTTTAAAGAGACAGAGCGTAAATTATTTCCAGAGTCTTCCACATACGCTGAACGAGTTGTACGTCCACAAGTCGAACAAAACGGACTCACAGTCCCGATGGAATCAGAACTCGTTAATGGTGTATGGAAACACTTCCGACGTGGATTCTTTAAAGCTAACAGTGGAACCTGCTATAGCTTTCGTCAATTTCCCAAGTACGTTAAGGGCGTAGGTGAAAAATATGATTATAAAGACACACAGCTTGCAAATTATTGGTGTCAAGGTGAAGCGTCATTTATTGTGCAAGTCGCATGCGGTCGGGTTATTAGAGAACTTATTGCTCGGAACTTCGCTGGCGGTTTGGTGTTACCTATCAATACTGTGCATGATGCTATATATCTCGATTGTGCAACCGAATCTTTAGCGAATGAGTACGGTAAACTCGTACAGGAAATTATGGAATCGACACCTAAGTATATGGCTGAGATTATCCCAGCATTGAAAGAGTGGCGATATGATACAACACCGTTCCCAGCAGCAGCGGAGTACGGAATTAACATGATGGATAAGGTAGATGTTACTTAATGAAGACATAGAGTATGCTTTGAAGACGTTCTATCTAAACAGTCTTAGCGGTGATAGTTTAAAGCACTGTTTAACAATAGTACGCCAGACAGGTTCGGTAAGAATACCATTACCACAACGAAGTAAATATAGACGATATGAATCAGTTCCAGTTGATAGACCAGTGGACTGCATCACGATTACAATTGACGATCTTTATGAAATTTAGGAGTATCAGTATGAACGCATTATTAGCACAAGCAGCAGCAGCAATCGAAGCAGGTAAAGTACAATTAGACATGACTGAAACTACATCAGGTGGTTTTGAGAAACGTCTGCTAGGTGAAGGTACAGCGATTGTACAGTTCACACAATACATTGATCATGGTATTCAGAAACAGAAACCATTCAAAGGTCAGCCTAAGAAACCAGCTAAGACAGCTTCTTTAGGATTCCACATCCTTGCAGGTATTGGTACTCTCCCTGATGGTACAAAAGAACCATACGTACAAGACGGTAAACTTGAAAAGATTCGTACACGCTTTGATATTGCGTTACACCAAAACGAAAAAGCTGGGGCTGTTAAAATCTTCAACGCATTAAACTATGCTAAAGATGCAACACACTTTGTACAGAAACTTGGTAGCATTTACTTGTTATCAATTGGTATTGAGAAAGGTAAAGATGGTAAGGAATATAACACTTACGACTTCTCTCAACTACAGAAGCCAATTGCTAATGCAATGACTGGCGCTATGTATGAGGCAGGTAAGGATGGTGTAGCAGATACTCCAGCAGAAGAATATCAATTATTCTTGTGGGATGCACCTACTAAGGAACAATGGGATTCGATCTTCATTGAAGGTGAATACGATAAGAAAACTAAGGATGCAAACGGTAATGAAGTTGTTGAGAAGAAAAGTAAGAACTTCATTCAAGAAAAAATCCGTAGTGCTACGAACTTTAAAGGTTCACCAATCGACCTATTGTTGATTAGTCAAGGTGAAGACTTACCAGCACTTGAAGCTGAGGTGGAAGAATCGGACCCTAATGACCAACATGCTGAGGAAGATAAGTCTGATATCCCTGCGGTCCCAGCAGCAGACATCCCAGCAGTTCCAGCCGTTTAAGTCTACTTACAACCAAAATATAAGCCTCCTTCGGGAGGCAACCTCTAGGAGATTACATGTACACTTATATCGAAGATGAAGACTTTCTATCAGCAACACCAATGAATTGCCCTAATTGTGGATTAGTAGCAACTTATACTGGAACTTGTCATTATTGTGGGGAGAAGTGCGAATGAGTTTAAATGTTGAAGAATCTAAACGTGCAACAGGTCGTACAACTCGTATGATATTAAAGGCTGCTGAATACTTAGTTAAACATCCAGATGACTGCGTAGTTATTGTAGGGCATGATCGTTATTCTATGCGTTGGTTGAAGCAGCATGTGGAAAGTATATTAAACACAACGTTAGCAGAACGTATTAGTTATAAGTATATGGACCAAACGCTGGGACTTGATACACAGAAAGAAAACTACTTCTTTGATCATCACTATTTCTATGTTGAACGTCAGAAGTTAATTTCTGATTTGGAATTTGTCAATAAGTATTATGGACGTTGGGATGAATAATATCCTATCACGCTTTGGCGTGACCTCCGACAGTATCTCCAAAGTGGATACATACAAAGCAGGTCATCAAGGTGATGTGTTATTACATGATGGCGATAGTGACTGTTACTATGTATGTACTCAGTATCGCAAGATGCAAACTATTCTTAATAACTTCGAGATTGCTATTCAGGAAAAGATGTTCTTGACAGGTGCGACAACTGCACGAGTTCATTTAACTCCGACAGGTTGTGCTAAGAATGGACGTCATTTACTGAATACAGTTAAACCATATCAAGGTAATCGAGAAGGTAAACAAAAACCTGCTAACTTAGAAGAGTTGCGTAATATTGCACCTGATTATTTCAAAGATCATCCTACGATCAAGGTGTTTAGTCATTATGATATTGAAGCCGATGATGCTTTAATGATTGACCATTATCATTATCAGAACGGTATCTTAGTAAGTGCGGATAAAGATTTACAAATATCTCCACACAAATCCTATAACATGGATGAAGGTAAGTTCGAAACATTACTTAAAGGTGATCGTTTTGGATGGATTGCTAAGAAAGAATGGTTGACACCAAGTTTAAAACCTGCATCTAAAATCGTTGGTAAGGGTACAAAGTTCTTCTTTGCACAATTACTGATGGGAGATGTAGCGGATAACGTTAAAGGTATCATTAAATTGAACGGTAAGGCTTGTGGTGAAGCTTTAACGTTAGCTACCTTAGAACCTATTAAGGATGAGAACGAAGCCTGTAACGTCGTCCTAGACGGTTATAGAGCTATCAATCAAAATGTACTACCAGAAGCAGAGGCTATGTGGTTGTTACGTAATCGTGAAGATAGTGCTTATAAGTTCTTAAAAGAGCATGATCTTAGCCCAGCAAATTTACAATTCTTAGAGGATTGTTTTGGTGGTGATTGGAAACGTATAGAGGATGAATCTTATGATAACTAAAGTTGAATTACCTGTAGAAGTTCAGAATGCTTTAGATTGGTTAAAAGAGGAAGGTTTCGTAGCAGCAGTAGTTGGTGGATTCTGTCGCCATACGATGTATGGTACTGGTACAGAAGATATTGATATTGCTGTATTAGTTGAGACTGTAGATGAAATCGAAGTCCTACAAAATGAGTTTGGTGTTCCTGTACATAAGCGTAGTGTGTTGGAGAAAGCTGAAAAATCTTTGTATGAGGGACATACTGGTTTTGTAGCAGATTGGCGTGAAGGTAATATTAATATCGTGGCATATGATGGTTGTTTTCATCATAGTATTCCACAACTTGTAGAAAGCTTCGATTTTAATTTTAATATGTGGTACTTAGCAGAGGATGGTACTTTAAAGAATCCTGATCCATTTGTAGAAGTACATAAAGTACGCTTAGGTAACTCATTAGGTAGTCGTCCAAGTGCAGCACGTTTAGCCCGCTTCTATAATGAATTTAGTGCATGGGATTGGAAACTAGTCGATGAGCAATTACAATCCGAGAAAGAGTTAGAGAATTTATTAGGATGACAGCACGTAAGATTTCCAGAGGTCAACTAAGACCTATCGCTATGAAGCTCTATAAAGAGCAAGGTGAGAAGTGTTTACTATGTCACAAGCCGATTGACTTTACTAAGATGGGTAGAGATTCAGATTACGCAGTGGATCATGACCACGTGACAGGTTTAATACGAGGTACGCTTCATCGTTCTTGTAACGCTGGTGAAGGTAAGGTAATTAATGCAGTAGGTTCTTGGGGCAGTAAGTCTAAAGAGCATGCAGCAATCCGAGAGTGGTTGCAGAACCTACTTAATTATTATGCTTATTGTGCTGCACATCCAACGACTATGATTTACCCAAGTCACAAAACAGCCGATGAGCAGAAAGAAGCTCAGCGTGTGAAGCGAAATGCAGCAGCACGAAAAGCACGAGCAGTAGTTAAACAACGTAAACAGAAAGGTGAGTAATTTATGTCTAAAGTAGTATTCAACAGTTTAAAAGAATGGAAACAACGTGCCCTTCGTATGCACTTTCAAGGTCTAACTAGCTCAGAGATTGCTACAGAGTTAGGTATTTCTGATCGAACTATTCGAGATAACATTCAAAAGTTAGCTCATCGTGTTGACAAGAGTGTAGCATTGAAACCACGTAAGCCTACAATCTTTGTAATTGGGGATACTCAAGTTAAACAAGGTATTAGTCTTGATTATATCCACTGGATTGCAAACTATATCAAAATTAAACAACCTGACATTATTGTACAGATTGGTGATCATTATGACATGGCATCGTTAAGCACATACGATAAAGGGCAACTTAGTGCAGAAGGTCGTCGATTCGTATTAGATATTGAGGCAGGTGATGAAGCACTAGGTATCATTGAAGATTATATCCGATCTGTTAAAGGTTATAATCCACGTAAGGTTGTGGTGTTAGGTAATCATGAAGATCGTATTGATCGTTTTGTTAAGACTCATCCAGAGTTTGAAGGTCTGATTGGTACGGATAAATTAGCCTTTCACGATTATGGTTGGGAAGTAATCCCATTCTTAAAACCACATAATATTTGTGGTATTCACTTTGTACATTACGCAGTTAACGTGAACACAGGTAAGCCACTAGGTGGTAATCTCGATCTACGTCTTAAGACAGTTGGTGAATCTTTCGTAATGGGACATCAACAAATGTATGCTTATGCAGAACGTCAATTACCTATGACAGGTCGTAAGCAGTTTGCAGCAGTGGTTGGTGCATGTTATGTACATGATGAACCTTATAAAGGTTGGCAAGGTAATCACCACTTCCGAGGCTGTTTAATGCTGTATGGTTGTGCTGATGGTTATGCTATGCAGAAGAAAGTTGAACTTGAACATATGCGCGAAATTTACGAAGGAGAGCATGCTTAATGAGTTATAAAGTCGGATTAATTGGACTTGCTGGGGCAGGTAAAGACACAGTAGCAGTTATCTTACAAGAGGCTTTAAAAGAAAGAGGTCAAGTGTTTGAAATTGATCGTTATGCAGGCTTACTTAAAGAAGCAGCACGTCAAGTGTTTGGTGAGAATTTTGATGATCGTAATGTGAAGGAGGTGGATAAGTTCGTAGATTTATATCTAGCTGATAAGATTATTGATGCTACTGATTATGTGTACCTTAAGCTTAATAGGTCTGATATAGATTTAGATGAATGGAATGATTTATGCCAAAAACATATTGACTCGTGTACTTGGATGAGTCCTCGTAAGTTCCAACAATTATTAGGTACGGAAGTAGGGCGTGCTATTGATCCTGATATTTGGGTTAATTATCTTAAGAATCAAGACCGTAACCTAATCATTCCTGATGTTCGCTTTGGTAATGAGGATGTGGACTTTAATATCCTAATTACCCGCCATCCTGTACCAAAAGGTACACTACATGCTTCGGAAGTCTATGCTGCTGAATTACAGTTATCTGATAATCCTTATGATTACGTAGATTATGTAATTCATAATGATGGCTCTATCGAAGACCTCAAACGTAAAGTTCAACAGTTAGTAAACAAAATTAAAGTTTAGGAGATATAATGTCTGATCTATACCAACGCCAAATAGCTCTTGAAGAATCATATAGTCACGATAGTATTATTGCTGGTCAGAAGCAGGTACTAGATGCATATCAGCAAGGACGTGCTGCTGACGTAGGTACAGGTCGTATCCTATTAGCTAAAGCATTTGAAGTTGGTGTAGAAGCTTTAAATGCAACTAAGAAACAAAAGATTCGCGGTATTGGTGGGAAATACTTAAAATTACTTTCTATCGCTGATCCCGAAGTTTTAGTAATGGCTGCGTTACGTGATATTATTAATGCATGTGCTGTACCTGAACCAGTGTCTATGCAGAAAGTACTTACGGGTATTGGTCGTATGATTGAGTCAGAGTCTATGTTGGTATTTATGCAAGAGTTAAACCCTGCATATACTGACAAGACTATCCAGTATTTAGACAACACAGGTACAAAATCAGTTACCCACCGTTATCGTACATTCTTAGCAGGTTCTAAGTCTATTCAACTAGATTGGGAACAGTGGTCACAAGAGGAGCGTATAGGTGTAGCTAAGTTGTTGGTAAGTTGTTTATATGATGCTACAGGATTATTCCAATGGGCTAAACTGGATAGCGGTATGTACCACATTAAAGCTTCTGAACCCTTAGCGAAGCACTTTCAGGATGCAGCGAGTGCAGCGAGAGCAGTTGTTAAATACCCGCCTATGTTGATCAAACCTATGGATTGGGAAGGACAGTATAACGGTGGGTATTTAACTGAATGGTTTAAACATAACTCACCTATGTGTGGTATTCGCTTTATTAAGAAAGAGCACAAGCATTGGGTTATCGATAACTTAAACAATGGTGCAGAGCTAGTTAAGGCTGCAATGAATAAAGCACAGTCTGTACCTTACAGGATCAATAAAGACATCTTAACAATCTTACGTAAAGCAGTTGCTATGCGTGTAGGTATTTTAGGTTTACCAAGCTATCAACCTGCACCGAAACCTGCATTTCCTTTTACCGAGGATTGGTTAAAATCGGAGGCTACCGAGGAAGAATTAGATCAGTTCCAATTCTGGAAAGGTTTAATGAGTTCATGGTATACACAAGAAGCTAAACGTGTTGGTCGTCAACATGGTATCTTAAGTCGTATTCAAGAGTTGGTTAAATATCAGGATGAAGAACGTTTATACTTTCCAACATTTATTGATTGGAGAGGTCGTCTTTACTTCCGCAGTAGTATCAACCCTCAGTCAAACGATTGTATTAAAGGTTGTCTTGAGTTTGCAGAGGGTAAACCTCTAGGTAAAACAGGACTTAAATGGTTAAAGATTCATGTTGCAAACTGTTGTGGTTATGATAAACATGATCCAGATTTGAAGGAGAAGTGGTGTGATGATAACTGGAACTATATTAAGAACTTCATTAATAACCCTTTCGATGTGGATGCACCCGAACCCGACACAGCATTTACCTTATTACAAGCAGGTCTTGCTCTCCAAAGTGCCCTCGCACTTCCAGACCCCACCACTTACGTTTGTCATGTCCCCGTTGCTATGGACGCAACTTGTTCAGGACTCCAACATCTCTCGGCACTTACTAGAGATGAAGTTGGCGGACTCTACACGAACTTACTAGATAACGGTGAAGATCAGAAGTCTGATATTTATATGCGTGTAGCTCACGTAGCGGATGAGTCTAAGTTAGAATTAGCTGACTCTCCTGCTGTACGTCAGTATTGGGCTGATAAACCTATTAGTCGTAATATGGCGAAGAAACCTGTGATGACTTACGTATACGGTTCGAAGTTATTATCAACTATTCAAGGATTAGCTAATGATATGTATGAAGCAGGTATGGATGAGATTCAGTTAGATGGTAAGACAGTCTTTACTTACAACCGATTAGCTAAACCAGTTGGTAAGGCATTACGTAAAGGTGTCGAAGATACTGTACCTAAATCTGCTGAGATGATGAACTACTTGCAGAACGTTGTACGTAAAAATAAAGCTGATGCTATGCGTTGGTTTAGTCCAGTAGGTGTTCCTGTTGTGAATTGGGCAGAAGGTATGGTGACTAAACTTGTAGCAATTCGTTCGATGGGAATCTCCAGAATTGCTTATAGTTATCCAGATAACCAATATAATACCTTAAGAGCAGCTAACGGTATTGTACCTAACTTTGTACATAGTATGGATAGCAGTCACTTATGTTTAACTATCTTAGACTTTGACGGACAAGTTCTACCGATTCACGATTCATTTGCGACACATCCTAGTGACGTGGAATCTATGCACATATCACTACGTAAAACATTTATTGATATGTATGATCAGTTTGATATTGAAGACTTCTTAAAGTTCAATGCGATTGATCCTAAGGAATATGAACTGCCTACTAAAGGTAATCTTGATTTACAGGAAATTTCTAAATCACGCTATATGTTTGGTTAAACATAGCCCACATACTTTCGAGTATGTGGGCTTTTTTTTGAAGTTACACTTATAGAAGGGAAGAACCTTATTTGAAGTTACACTTATAGAAGGAGAGAAGAAATGAGTGCAAGAGACATTCCATTATTCACTCAAGAGCAATATGATTACTTAGATAAGTATTGTTTTGCAGAGAATACAGAACTACTTACACCAGAGGAATTAATCTATAAAACTGGTCAACGTAGTGTAATGTATAAGATACAAACATTGATTAACCAACAAGGTCCTACATTGGTCCGTAAGGAGATTACACGATGAGCTGGTTAAGTAAAGCTTTAGGTAGTGTTATGAATATATTTGGTATTGGTGGGCAGGATGACCTCGGAAAGAAGTATGAGGAAGAAATGCGTCGTCAAGCAGAAGCTCAGAAACTCCAACAGGCTAACGAACAGAAAGAAGTAACACAATTTGATGATACAGAAGGTACTACCTTCACAGGTGCAGATGGTCCTCGTAAGAAACGACCTACAGGTGGTTATTCAAGCTTAGGGATTAATGCTTATTAGGAGGTTTTATGAAGTCCAAAGGAAATGATTTTACAAAGACTATTCGAGCTTTGTACGATGAATACACGGACGATTCTTTAAAAACAAGATTAGAAATGTATGCACTTTGGACTCTACCTAGCGTGTTCCCAACAGGTGAGATTACGGTAGATAATGGAAATGCTGAGATTGAGCATGACTACCAGAGTGTAGGTGCATATCTAGTGAATCGGTTAGCGTCACGTTTAGCGAGTACGTTATTTCCCGTAAGCACATCTTTCTTTAGAATCGAACCCAGTCAAGAGTTGAAAGACTTAGTTGATAAACGTGGTACAAGTACCCTTATTGACTTAGAGAACAAAGCTTGTCGTCGTTTATTCTTTAACGCATCTTATGCACAGATTGTGCAAGCACTGCGTTTACTTATTATCACTGGTGAAGTTTTATTACTTCGTAGAGATAATCGCCTACGTGTTTTTAGTTTAAAGAATTATGCGTTACTACGCAACAATGTAGGGGAAGTGCTTGAGATCATCACACGAGAACCTAAACGTTATCGGGAATTAGATGCTGAAACTCAGGAACTACTACAAGATCGTAACGAGGACGAAACCCTTGATCTTTATACTAGAATCCGTAAGCGTAATATCAATGGGGTAATCTCATGGAAGATTACACAAGAAATAGATGGTGTACGTTTACCAAACTATGAAATCTATCGAGATAAGTTATGTCCATATATTCCTGTAACATGGAGTTATATGAATGGTGATGCTTATGGTCGTGGTTACGTAGAGGAGTACGCAGGTGACTTTGCTAAGTTATCTGAACTATCCCAAGGTTTAACAGAGTATCAGATTGAATCACTAATTATCCGTCATGTGTATAACGCACAAGGTGGGTTTGATATAGAATCTGCTGTGAACTCACGTAACGGTGATTGGATTAGTGGTAACGTTAATGCTGTACAGAATTATGAGTCTGGATCATTCCAAAAGATGAATGAGATTCGGTTAGGTTTAGAAGCTATTATGCAACGTCTAAACGTAGCGTTCATGTACACAGGTAACATGCGAGAAGGTGATCGTGTCACAGCCTACGAGATTGCACGTAATGCTGATGAAGCAGAGCAAGTCCTCGGTGGTGTGTACTCACAACTATCTCAGAATATGCATTTACCTTTAGCGTATCTATTACTCTATGAAGTTCGTAAAGATTTTATTCAGGCGATTGATAGACAAGAAATCGAATTAAATATTCTAACTGGTTTACAAGCATTATCGCGTAGTTCAGAAAATCAAGCTTTATTAGTAGCAGCAAATGAGATTGCTACAGTTGCACAAGTATTCTCACAAGTAAGTAAACGATTTAATCTTGATGCTATCGTAGATAAGATTCTACTATCTAATGGTATCGACATTTCAGAGATTACTTATAGTGAAGAAGAAATGCGAGTTAAAGCTATGGAAGAACAACGTGCAGCGGAAGCACAGCGACAACAAGTACTACAACAAGCTGGTGCACAGTTAGGTGGTAATCAATTAGAAAATACACAGGCTGCTCAATTGGCAGCAGGTATTCAATAGGAGTATTTATGAGTGAATTTAATACAGGTGGTCAAGGAAACCCTCAAGAAAATACACCACAAGGTGGACAAGGTAATCCAACACCACAAGAATTTAATCAAGGTGGACAAGGTAACTTCCAACAGCAATTTAACCCTAACTTTAATCAGGGTCAATTCGGGTTCCAACAGAACCAAGCTTATCAAACACCACAAGTTAACCCGACACCTGCACCAGTTGAAGATAAAACGACTACTCAACCAGCTAAGGTATACACACCAGAAGATTTCGCAGGTGATAGTCCGTTGGATGTTAGCATTAAGGTTGTATCAGCTAATGCTGGATTAAGTGAAGAAGCGTTCGGAGCAGCTATTAAGCATGCTGTACAGTACGGTAATGCTGACTTAATTGATGTCGCAACATTAACTAAAGGTTTAGAACCTAATATTGCAGCACAGGTGGTGGCTACTGCTCGTGCAGCTTATCAACATGCTACTCAACTTAAAGCACAAATCACACAGAAAGCACATACTGCTGCTGGTGGTGCTGAGCAGTGGCAAGAAGCTATTAACAGTTTTAACACATCCGCACCTCAAGATGTACGTGGTTACGCCATCTATCTTGAGAGTATCGGTAAACAAGATGAAGCTATCCAATTTATTATGAACCATGTTCGCGGTACTGGATTAGTCAATTCTAATAACGGTGCATTGCTTACTGGTAGCACTGGTGGTACAGGTGGTAAAGCTTTGTCTCATAAAGAGTTCGTGGTCGAGTGGGGTAAATTGGATCGTGATTACGGTCACAAGCTATACTCAAGCAAAGAGGCACAATTAAAGAGAGAAGATTTACAACGTCGTCGTCGCTTAGGCGAACAACAAGGTATTTAATAGGAGATTTATAATATGGCAGGTGCTAATTACTTCGCAGATGGTTCAACACGCTTTCATTGGGGCGGTGATGGATCTAATATCGACCAACATTTAGAAATTTATGAAGGTACGGTAGATACTCAGTTTGAGTATACACAAATTTTCAAATCGTTATCAACACAGAAATCTGTGGCTGAACGTTCTAACCAAATCCGTATTGATCGTTTAGGTGCTTCTCAAGCATTATATCGTCAATCTGGTGAAGACATTCTCGACCAACGTGTTAAGTCTGATAAACTTAACGTAGTTGTAGAGGCTATGCTTTACATTCGTAACCCTGTCGATAAGATGGATGAATGGACAGCACCTAGCTTCTGGACTGAGATGGGACGCAACAACGGTACTACTTTTGGTTTAGAGTACGACCAAGCACATATCATTCGCTTACAGAAAGCCCCAGCTTGGGTAGCGCCTGCTCACTTGAAAGAGCATGGCGAGTTCCATGATGGCTTCTTCATCCCTGTAACACTTAAAGGTGGTGATAACTTAACTGATGCCGAGTTAGAGCAAAATGCCTCTGCGCTTGTGAAAGCTCACGCTAAAGCTCGTGATACATTGGCTAAACGTCGTGTACCTTTACAGGACATGGTTACTTTAGTTGACGTAGATACGTTCTCAGCGTTATTACATCATCCTAAGTTAATCAACAAGGACTACACAGCAGACAATGGTGACTTTGCTAACCGTCGTGTAGTGAATGTGAACGGTGTACCTGTAGTAGAGAATACTGCATTCCCTACAGCAACTATCACTGGTCATGGTTTATCTACTACTGAAAACGGTAACGCATTTGACGTAACGGCTGATGAGATTAAAGGTCGTATGATCATCTTCTCTAAAGCGTTATCTCTTGTGACTGTAACTGCTCAGGAATGGACTGTTGAACCTTGGTATGACCCACGTTCTAAGTCTAAGATTCTTGACTGCTACTCTATGTTCACTGTAGATGTACGTCGTCCAGACACAGTTGGTGTTGTTCGTATTACTGAACAAGTTACACCTTAATAATAATAACATGGAGGGCTTAACGGCTCTCCTTTCTATTTAGGAGATTCAAACTATGGCAGGTGCATTATGTGAACCAATCGTATCTTTAGCATTAACTCAAACTTCCGATGATACAGCTATCGCAGATACACAAGCACAGATGGCTGCGTTATTAGAGCAGGTACGTGCGTTACAGGCTAAGGTAGAAGAACAGGATAAAGCCACAACACGTTCTAAGACAGCAACTAAAGCTGAGTAACAAGGTGATGTGGTTTGTAAACTCGAAAGGGTTTACTTTAAGATATGATTTGAGTCGCTAGACATGGACGCATGAGACATAGGGCAATATTGATCATATCTTAAAGTAAATCAACATAACAAGGAGGATGTACTTATGACTCTACTTGAAGCTGTAAATGCTATCCTACCTTATTTAGGACAGCATGTTATTACACGTGTAGAAGATTCACGGAACCCTACAGTATCTCGTATCGTTGCAGCTATTGATCGACAACGTAAGAGTGTACTTGCAGAGGGTCACTGGTTTAATGAAGTTCCTAATAAGGTACTATTGTTAAACACGGACAAAACAATTGATGCGCCACTTAATACATTAGCTATCTACGGTAATACCAAACGTGTAGCTAAACGTGGTCCTAAACTTTATGATATTGATAATGACACACGGTACTTTACTGGACCTGTCACAGTTAAGGTTATCTATGATTATCCGTTTGATGAACTACCAGAATATGCTGCACAGTATATTACGTACTTAGCAGGTATTGAAGTGTATGTTTCTGATTATGGTTTAGAGAACTCTGTACAACTTATGACAGAACGTAAAGAAGCGAACCGTTTATTACTAGTTCAAGAGAATATGCGTAATCGTAAATGGAATAGTAATGACGCAGCTATGCGTCGTAGTCGCTTTCAACGATATTTAAGACGATAGGAGTTATTATGATTCTTGAGGGAGTGTACCCGTCATTCTTGAAAGGTGTATCACAGCAAACACCTCAAGAGCGTAGTGACGGACAATTAGGCGCACAGCTTAATTTATTATCTGATGCTGTAACAGGTCTACGTAGACGTGGTGGTGTTAAATTCCAAGCTAAGTTAACAGGTATTCCTAACAGTAGTTATATACGTTTGATTGATATCAACGGTATTAACTATATTATGATCGTAGATACTGTTACAGGTACTTTGAAGATTTATAATTTTAACGGTTCCTTAATTAAAGAACATCAAACAGATTACCTTAAGGCTTCCAACGGTAAGGCTAGTATCCGTAGTACAGTGTCACGTAATAATTGCTTTTTATTAAACACCGAACAAGTTATTACTAAGACACTTATAGGTGGTACTAACCCAACACCTAATCCAAGTACTATGGGCTATATCAGTATTCGTTCTGGTCAGTTCTCTAAGATGTACTCAGTAGACATTAAGTCGGGGACATACTCTGTAAGTTTACAAGTATCTACGCACGGTACAGATGCAGCATTAGCGTCTCCTGAATATGTTGCTACGAAGTTTATGGAAAACATAAAAGCAGACACAACATTAAATAGTCGTTATGATGTTGTACGTGAGGGCAGTACGGTTGCATTAAAAGCTAAGTCTGCTACAGATACTAACTTATTAGTAATAGAATCTGGTACAGGTAGTACTTATATTCAAACTAGTAATTCTAGTCGTGTACAAGGTAAGCAAGACATTATTGCTAATCTACCTAATATATTAGATAAATATATTATTGCAGTAGGTACAGTCGGTAATTCGGCTTACTATCAATATAATGCAGAGTCTAGCACTTGGAAAGAGTGCGGTGTATATGAAGCACCTTATAAGTTCACTAACGAACCTATTTACTGGTACTTTGATGATACCGACACTATCCAAGTTAAAAGCTTAGATATTCAACCACGTACAGCAGGTGATGATGATAATAACCCATTACCTAAGTTTGTGGATTTCGGTATTACAGGTATTAGCGCTTACCAATCACGCTTAGTACTGCTTAGTGGTTCATACGTTAATATGAGTGCTACAGCAGACTTTAATGTCTATATGCGTACTACTGTAGATGAATTACAGGATGATGATCCAATTGAGGTGTCTAGTACTGCTTTAAGTGCTGCACAGTTTGAATATGCTGTTCCGTATAATAAAGATTTAGTTTTATTAGCTCAGAACCAACAAGCTGTTATCCCAGCCAATAGTACTGTACTTACACCTAAGACGGCTGTTATCTACCCAAGTTCAAAAGCTAACATTAGTATGGCTAGTGAACCACAGGTTGTATCCCGTAGTTTGTATTATACATATCAACGTGGTACGGATTATTATCAAGTTGGTGAGATGATTCCTAATGCTTATTCAGATGCTCAGTACTATGCTCAGAACTTAGCAGACCATATTCCGCTATATGCTACAGGTGTTTGTACTTCAATCACAGGTAGTACTACAGATAATATGGCAGTGTTCAGTTCTGATCAGAAAGAGTTACTTATACATCAATATTTATGGGCAGGTGAAGACCGTCCGTTAATGAGCTTCCATAAATGGGAATTACCTTATGATGTGCTTCACGTACAATTTCTACAAGAGTATTTAGTATTGTTTATGGATGTGGGTGATGATTTAGTGGTTGGTACTATTAATGTACAGTTAAACCAACTAGACAATAAACCTATCCCATTCTTGGACATTTACCAATATGTAGATATTGTAGACGGGGAAGGTACATTACCTGAGTTCCTACCAGACGGTGAGTTAGTAGCTGCGGTATACAGTTCTGAGACTATGCGTCATGCTATGGTTCAATATGAAATCGAAGGTACTAAGATTAAGTGTCAATTCAATGGACGTATTTATCTAGGTGTACCTTATGAAAGTTCACTCACATTAACACCTCCATTTGTTAAAGATAGTAAAGGTCGAGTAGTTGCTGGTAGTAACAGTATAGTTGTCGATCTTATAATGACATTCAAGGGTACAGGTGAGTTTGAGTACCATGTTTCTGATGCTTATGGTGATGTGTTTGATGGTGAAACGTCTGCACAAGCTTGGTCAGAAGCACAACTAGGGTATACGCGAGTAAACACAGTAAGTGATGTTAAGTTCCCATGTGGTACGCTATTAAGTTCAACAGAATTTAGTCTTAGGACCACAGGTACGACGGAACTAAATATTATTAGCACTGGTTATAATATTCGTATACCCAATAGAGGACGGAGACGTTTATAATGGCTATGAATATGCAAGGTGGTATGCAGGGTGCGCAAACAGGCGCATCTATCGGGAGTAATTTCGGCCCTTACGGTGCAGCCTATGGTGGTATTATCGGAGGTGTGTTAGGGTTATTAACCCCTGATAAGGATTTGTCAGCCTTAAAAGCATACAATAAACAAGTGGTAACTAACTTAGGTTCTACGTTATTTGATATGGATCGTCAGCGTAACGTAGAGAACTTACGCACATCCCAAGCTCTTGACTCTTATCGGACACAGGGTCAAGTAGCTGCTTCTCAATTTAACGCAGCATTCGGTGCAGCAGATATTATTGGGGCAAGTGCAGATGCTCTTAAGAGTACTTTAGACCGTCAAGTTCAACAAGCGACACGTCAAGTATGGCTAGATTGGGAAGTTGGTGTGGATAACTATAACACTCAAATTAATGAGGTTGTAAACCGTGCAGCAGGTTCTTTACGTCGTAGTAAAGTGGAGACAGCTAAAGTAGATTATGCAGGGATGTTTAAACAGGGTATGGGTATGTACCAACAATACAAAGGTGGTTCTAAAGGGACTACTAATACAATGAGTTCCACAGGTGGTGGTTTATCTGGATTATCTGATTTCGGATCATTCGGTAAATCTGGTTCTGCTGTAGGCACAAGTTCAGCAGGATCATTAACAGCGTAATATGGAGGGTATATGGCTACTCAAATTCAGATGCCAAATGTACGTGATGTACAAGTAAGTAATTTACAAGCTATCGAACGTCCAGCAGAAGGTAATGCATTGAGTAGCTTTATGCAAGACATATTACCTGCTGCGGATAAAGCTTTACAAACATATAATAAGGAAAATGCTGATCGTCTTATTGCATTAGGTCGTAGTGATCAAATGAATGACGTACAGCGAGAAGTGAATTGGCTTGATGGTAAATACTATAATCAAGGTAAAGAATACCAAAAATTAGTAGCTACACAAGCACAACAACTTCAACAATTCAATTCACGTATTAAAGATATGGCTGACAGTGGTGCAAGCTCAGATGAGATGTACCAAGTAGGTAAAGAGTACTTAACTCAATACACGGATGCTATTTATAACAGTGATCTTGATGCTGACTTTAAAGAACATCTTTACAAGGAAGGTTTAAAAGAGAACGCTGTATATCAGAAAACTATTAAGGATACACAACAACGTGTTGCTATCGACAAAGCTTATCAGAGTACATTAACATTACAAGCTAACTATGTAAATACATTACGTACTACAGAGTTAAGTGGTGATGAGTTAGACGTACTTACGTATTCATACGTGAATCGTTCTGTAGCTGCTAAGATGACTGCTGATCCTAATTTAACATTAGAAGAAGCTACTAAGTCAGCACAGGATGAAATCTCAAGTGCGTTTAAGTTTATCGGGCAGCAAATTGATCCTACAGCACAAGGTGCAGATCAAGTGGTAAATAAACTACGTGGTATGGTAGATCATGCTTATACTAAAGGATATGTCGATTTAGATACCCTTACAGGTGTACGTAAGATTGCTGATGATATTCATGTAGGTATCACTAATTACAATGATACTATGGCTGATCGTAAAGTTACTGAGTATATTGCTAGTGTTGAAGTAGGTGAGGTCCCTTTAGATTCTGATGATTATAATGAGCAGATGCATGCTATTTATAATAACCCTAATTTGAGTGAGGATAAGAAGACAGCTTTGACTAGTCAGTTAACCAACTCTTATGTATCGCAACACAATAAGGTTATGGATGCAGATATTGATATTAACACAATTGATCAATTCCCTGACATGATTGACTTTGTTGCAAGTACAGGTAAGGGTGAAGATAAGTTTGTAAACCTTTGGACACAGAAGCATCTACGAGAAGCTAATGGTGATGTTTTACAAGGTGGTATGGCGATGATTAACCATGCCTTCTCAGGTAAGACAGATGTACCAGAATTAGCTAAGAAGGGTGCAGAGTACGCTAGTTCACAATTTACAGGTTTTATGGGTATGACTCAAGCTGAGGCTGAGAAAGACCCTTACTACAAGAACCGTGAGCAAGTGTTTAATACAATGGCAGGTATGTACCGCAATTATTCACAAACAAACCCAGCTCGTGCTGCACAGTTGCTTGCAGGTGTTCCAGAAGAATATCGTGGAGCAGTAGAGCAGTTATGGCGTAATGGTGGTCGTATGACTGATGCTCGTGAATTAGTACGTAACCCAATCAATCGTCAAGTTCGTTATGAGAACATTGATAAAGCGACAACTTCATTAACAGCCGATACAACTAAATTAGATAAATGGTTTAGTCGTGGGCATGGTGGTGGCTTCTGGAATAGTCAGAAATCTGCTGTTAAAGATTCACAACTTAATGCTATTATTGTTGCTGCTAAAGCTGGTAAGTTCCAGTTAGCGCCAAGTACTACTACAGCTAGTCCTGAACTTCTTATGGCTAACATGGAGGCTTTAGGTATGCTACAGAAATCACCTAAAGGTTATGCGAGTACTGTCTTAACACCTAATGCTGCTAATGTGGTAAAAGGTATGAAGTCAGATAATGGTGTTCCATTAAGTTCTGATCTATTAGGTATAGTTGTAGATAACTACCGTCAAGAGATTGCTAAGAGCCTTAAGACTCGACCAGAGGATATTGTTGTATCTTCTGATGAAGGTGGTACAGGTTTATATTTCCAAGCTTACGACAAAGAAGGTAAGTTAGTAAACGTGTCAGGTGTTGCAGGTATGCAAAGGCACACAGGGGATACAATGAACCGTCTACGCAATGACATGGCTAAGGAGTACAGTAATCGCGGTAGTAAGCAACTAGCTGCTACTAAGACTTACTCAGGTGGTTTAGTTACTGGACCTTCAAATACGTTATATGGTGATAATATGCGTCGCTACGGTGGTACTATGTCTGGTGGTCGTGCTAGACCTGTTACTATCAACAGTAACGGTAGTCTTGGTACATTCCCACTTAAACGTATTGGTGGTGGTACAAGTACCGTCCGTATTCCAGCTAACATGGCAGGTATGTTCAATGGTAATATTGGCTTAGCTACACAATTAGTAAGTAACTTCAATACATTCGAATCTTTCGCGTCTCAGCAATCTTTTGTCAAAGGTGTAGGTGGTGCAAGTTCTGGTAATGTTTATGGTCATGGTATTCGCATGGATAAACACCCTAAATGGAAAGCTAAGTTTGATGCAGTAGCAGGTGATCCACAAGGTATTATGAAAGTTGAAGCAGACTTCTTCAATGAGTACTTTAATGGTATGGGCAATCGTTTAGCTAAAGTTGGCGTACCTGTTCCAACAGCAGCTCCTTACCCACCACAGTATAAACAATCTGTTATGTTATTAGCAGATGCATGGTGGCATGGTGGTGGTGGTGCAGCAGATACTATTACACGAGCTATGAACGCACCTACCTATGCAGATGGATTACGTATTCTTAAAAGTATGCGTATATATTCAGCAGGTGGTGATACACAAGACAAACGAGAGAGTCATCAACGTAACCGTTTCTACCGAGACGCACTACGTCAACATTTTACAGCACAAGGTAAACGATAGGAGGATATTATGGCTGGACTTTTTACAGGAACTCAAGAATCTAAATTGTTACCAGAGGTTCAGCCTGAACTACCTATTGTTCCTTCTGGTAATGTACCTAAAATTAACCATGTTATAAACACACAACCACAAGGTCAAGCTGATGAAGTTGACCTTACTACCGAGACTCAACAGTTAGAGAGTTTAGAGCGAGAAGCACCTCCATCTATATTGGATACAGCTATCGCAGGATTTGCACCTACTGGACGAGATTGGTTACGTGGTGGTATGGATAAATTAAGATATGACCGTGACCCGAACTTTACACCTGACGAATTTACAGATCAGTTCTTTAAAGATTGGGGTATGCAACATGCAGACGAAGCGGAATACCTTAATAAAGCAGTAAACTATGAAGATTGGAAAAGTCGTACAGAACGTATCGTGTCTAAACGTGAAGATGCTAAAGCATTAGCAGAGAACCCTATTACGGGTATCGCAGCTAGTCTTATCGACATCGACTTACCTTTAGCAGCTATCCCTTATTTAGGTTGGGCAGCTAAAGGTTCACGTATGGCTCAGATGGGTGTACGTGCAGCACAGGCAGCTACAGCAGCAGGTGCAGCTTATGGTGTAAACGTAGCATTAGAGGATCAATCTATTCGATCTGAGGATGAACGTTTTATGGATTCCATTACGTTCGGTTTAGGTGCTGGTTTACGTGCTATTAAACCTACACAACATCTTGATGATGCTATCAGTGCTGAACTTAAAAGTTTAGGTTCTACAGATCATCTCATCGAACCACATGTACAACAATCTTTAGAGGCTGCTAAAGAAGATATTATTAAATCTACATCTATGCCTATTAGTACACCGAGTGGAGCACCTTCCGATATAATTAAAAAACATGGTTGGTTAGCAGAGTTATCTAGTTCTTATGATAAGCTTTATTATTTGACTCAAGGTGATAATTCAACACTGGTTAATCGTTTATTAACAGGTGTACACAACAACGGTGATGATGTAGCTACAGCACAAGCAGCTTACTTAAACAACTACTCATGGCGTTTGGCTGGTTTAGAGAAAGATTTAAGTGATGCTGTATCAGAAATTACATTGGTTAAACCTAATCCTATTACTCGGAATAATGGAAAGTACGGTAAAGCCACACAAGAAACAATGGAACTTTTCCAAGAATCTATGCAACGCTTAGACGCTAAAGTCTTAGAGCTAACAGAGCAATTGGGTCAAGTACCTTCTGATGCAACTATTAAGCAACTTATTAATACTGTTGAAATACATCCAAGTATGCAGCGTGTTATGCGAACCTATATTGATTCGGGATTTGCTACGCGTATACTAGATGATGCTAAAGCGGTAGGATTCTTAGAAGCAGAAGGTGCTGATCAGATTGTACGTCGTAGCACTTACATGCCTGTACGTCATAGCTATGATCGTATATTGGATGCAGTCGAAAATCGTAAGTTAGGTTCGTGGGATGATATTGCTCATTTCTACGGTAAACAGATTACCCGTATCTACCCTGAACTGTTAAACCCTAAAGGTAACTTCAAATTAACTGAGAAGCAAGTTGGCCAACACTTCTTGCAAACGCAACGTGACGCTGCTCGGAATTTATCTGAGGTAGCAACCACTGGTATGACTAAAGAACAGATTCATGATGTACTTACACGTGCGGGTTTAAGTAATGAGGATGCTAGTGGTGTAACTGCTCGTATGTTTGAGGCTTCTAAAGATGCACAAGGACAACCTAAGAACCTACGTAAGCGTATGGATTGGGATTGGAATATGACCTATCAGTCTAGTACTGGTAGAACATTCGGTATGAAAGACCTAACGGATTCTAGTACCTTTGGTAATCTTGAAGAGTACTCAAGACGTATGGCTGCTCGTAACGGTTTAGCTCAGTATGGTATTAAGTCTGAGGCAGAGTTAGATAATCTATTAACTTCTTACTTAGATAAATTACCTAAAGGGCAAGACCCACAGAAAGCACGTAAGTTCTTTCAAGCAGTACGTGATGACTTACTAGGTCGCCCTATTGGAGAAGCTGCACCAGAGGCTTTACGCACATCTCAAGCGGTAGCAGATATGATGTTATTGGCTAACTCAGGTTTATACGGTATTATCGACGTAGCAACTCAGGTTTATAAGACTGGTGTAGTACGTAGCTTCCCACATATCTATCGTGGTCTAAAGACTGCTGTTAAAGGTATGAAAGGCTTTAGTACTTCTGAGGCTAAGACGTTGGAGGACATCTTAACAGGTAAACTTATCGCACCTTCACGCTGGAAGAACTTCATGAGTCACTACTCAGATGGTTATTCAGTATCTAATGGTATTCATGAGGCTGCACAGTACTACAGCCAAAGTACCCGATTCCTAAACTTATCTGAGTATCTTAAACGATTCCAGATTGGTATGTTAATGGGTGTGTATGGCGATGTACTACGTGGTGTTGCTAATGGTAATGCTCGTGATATTAAGTACATGAAGAATAAGATGAAGGTGTCTGATGAACTGCTTAACGCTATCCAAACTGAATGGATAACTAAAGGTGGTAATATTGACTCTTGGTCTAACGCTACCCGTGCTGCTCTTGAACAGAAGATTTTCAACGAGTCTGATAACTTAGCATTCAACATCCAGAAGGGTGAAGTACCTAGTATCCTTGAGCATAGTACTATGGGTAAGGTTGTCTTCCCGTATATGCGTTATGCATTCGCTATGCAGCAGAAGGTATTACGTCGTACATTAAACCGTGATGGTGCTGTAGGTCTAGCTTTACTCATGGCAGCACAAATGCCAGCAGCTATGCTAGTAGGTGCAGCGATTAACGTGCGTAATGGTAAGGAACCTGATGAGGACCTTGCTAAGATGACAGTTAAGACTATGAGTGCTTTAGGTTCTTGGAACTACCCATTAGAGATGCTTATTGGTGGCGTAGATCAAAGCTCAGTAACAGCTTTAGCCCCGTTAGGTAAAACATGGAATTTTGTGAGTGAGTTAGCTACTGGCGAGCCTGACTTAATTACGCTAAAGAAAAATAGTATTGCTAACTCAGCAGTATTATTAGATGCTTTAGCACTAGCTTTTGAGGATTGATAATTTATGAATATACTACGATCATTTACAGAGACAGTGGTGACTACACCTACAGATACTTTCCCTATCAGTTTTGAATATGATGGGAAGTATGATGCTGTACATGTCTTTCTTAATGACGTAGCAGTCGAAGACTTGGGGTACACTGTATCTCAAGTTAATGCTGTTACTTTAAAAGTTGAACCTGCTATTCCAGAAGGTACGGTTCGTATTGAACGCGAAACAGACATTGATAAGATGAAGTACATCTTCGATGCTGGTGCGTTATTCATTGACCAGAATGTGGATGCAGATTTTCGACAGATCGTACACTCTCAGCAAGAGGTACGTGATGGTTTTATTAAACTACGTGGTGATGTACTACCATTAGTACAGGGTTTACAAGAAGCTTTGCAACAAGCACAAGAAGCTTTGCAACAAGCACAAGAAGCTAGTGAAGCTGCTCAAGAGGCTGCTAATGCAGCAGAAGTAGCTGCTTCACAAACACAGTACTACTTAAAGTACTTCAACCCTGAAATAGAGTACCCTAAAAATGCGCGCATTATGCTCGCTAATGGTGATGTTGTTCAATCAACAATTGCCAATAACGTCAATAATCCAAATTTAGATATGAGTGGATGGTTGATGAATCTTAAAGGTGTTGTTAACTCGAAAGTAGAATTAGAAGGGCTTTCAGGCAGCGATGGTCAAGTTGTACTGATGACTGGATATTATGCTGGGCAATATATGGGCGGAGATCATTTCAAATATGATTCTACACAAGCCTTAATAAATAATGGCGTAACAGTTATTAATGGTTGGGTTAAGCAGTTCTCTGCTGGTGTGTTGACTGTATCGGCTTGCGGTGCAGATCCCTCTGCAAGTGACCACTCAGCAGCTTTAGATTTAGCGGTCAATACAGCAACTTCTTTGAAGCGCAAATTGGTTGTAGATTTTGACTTGCGGGTAAATACAACAACTGAATTGGACGCAACTCTAAGGATTGAAGGGGATGGTGGTGCAGTTCAATTTAGCAGAAGCATTACAGCTACGGCTGATATCCCAATATTTACAGTGAAAGCAGGGTTTAGCTCTGAGTCGTCTTATTTCGGTAAGTTGATGTTTAAAGCTAGCACTGGTGGAACAGCTACAGCGTTTCGAAGCACAAGCAATGGATATTTATCTCAAAGCACTTTTGATCATTGTGTTTTTGACAGATCATTGCGTTATGGGATTGATGCTAACCTGATCTTATGTGATTTTCAAAAGTGTGATTTTGGAACATACATGTCCACCACAAACTCTATTGGATTTAAAGCGATCCGATCACTTGGTGTAGTGGGTACACGTGAACCAAATGCCAACACTTTCTACAACTGTATTTTTAGAAAGGGTACAGATGATTGTATGATCGAATGGGATTCATACGGTACACAATGGCACTTCTTTGCATGTGATTTAGAGCAAAATCTCTGTACAGAAGCTTTGATTAAGTGTACAGCATCTAGCCCAATCATGTTCGTAGGTGGTTATATTGAGGCTAATACTAGTACGCCATACGTGATTAAAACGTTGGGTAATAGTGCAACTGGATTTGTGCCTCTGATCAAGTTTCAAGGCATACACATGAACCGACCTTGCTCTGTCGCCATCGGAAAAAATACTATGGCTAACTACCCAAAATACATTTTCGAAGGATGCTATGGGCAGTTAATTAGTGCAGTAGTTGAAAGTAGTACAGGTGTGTTAAACGATGTTGCGCTTATTGAAAACTCTATAGCTAACCACTTTACACTAGCTACAGGTGGTTCTATTGGAGACATCCGAACTTTAACAATGCCATCGGGATTTAATGCAGATTCTAGGAATTTTCAGGCAGCTAAAATCACGAATCTGACTAGCTATAAACATAACTATAAAAAAACTATCAATAGAGATTTTACAGTTGGTAGTTCTGTAGGTGTTGCCTCCCTATCCCACCCCAGTATTTCTGGTGCATCATACGGAGGTAGGCTTTTAGTTAATGCCATCTTTGGAACAACCGCAGCAGCAGGTACTAATAGTGCTGTATATGAGTTGCTAGTAACTTCCGTAGGAACCGCTAAGTACATTTCGCAAATCGGTAGTGCTGGGTTAACATCTGGTGCAGCAGCAAGCCACCCATCATTTACATGGTCAATTAACAGTTCTAATGTGTTGGTTGCAACTGCCGTTGGTTCTACTGCTGGTCGATTTGCAATGGAAGTGTTTACAACAGGGAACGTACAAGCTACATAACTTTTAACATTAACCGTATAGTTTAACTACATATCAGGAGGTTTAAATTGAACATCATAGATCAGTTCTATGCAGTTCTGATCTATGTATGGTCAGGCTTAGATAAACTAATCGTAGGTGCTGCTGCTACATCTTTTGTAGTGGCACTACTACGAACTAAAAAAGAGTACAATAAATTCTCATTTATTGAAGCACTACTTTGTGGTATCTTTACAGCCATCGCATTAGTAGGTATGAGTTTCTTAGGAGCATTAACAGGTATCATTGTACCTGAAACATTAACTGCTGGTGCTGCTCACGTAGTAGCTGGCTTTATTGGTTGGTACGGTACAGTACGAACTATGGAATATTTAGAAGGAAAGGTTTCAAATGATTCTGACTAAAGACGGGTTTAGTATTATCCGTAATGAGTTATTCGAAGGTAAGTTAGATCAAACTCAAGTAGACGCAATAAACTTTATTGTAGAGAAAGCTACTGAGTCTGGTTTATCTTATCCAGAGGCAGCCTATTTACTAGCTACTATTTATCATGAGACTGGTTTACCAAGTGGTTATCGAACTATGCAACCGATTAAAGAAGCTGGTTCTGATAGCTACCTTCGATCTAAGAAGTACTACCCTTACATTGGTTATGGCTATGTACAGTTAACTTGGAAGGAGAACTACGAACGTATTGGTAAACTTATTGGAATTGATCTGATTAAGAATCCTGAGAAAGCGCTAGAACCTTTAATTGCTATTCAGATTGCTATAAAAGGCATGTTGAATGGTTGGTTCACAGGTGTTGGGTTCAGACGTAAACGTCCAGTTAGTAAATACAACAAACAGCAGTACGTAGCTGCTCGTAATATCATTAATGGGAAAGATAAGGCTGAGCTTATAGCGAAGTACGCTATTATCTTTGAACGCGCTCTACGGAGCTTATAGGAGGATTCTATGCATTGGTACGATACTAAGTGTCTTGGCGGGAGTGTTATACCTATTATAATTTTAATATGTTTACTCCTGCAAGGTGCATATTGTGGATGGTTTAGTTAGGAGGATTCTATGGCAGGTAAGAAAACAGGGGCTAGTGTTAGCCGTCTATGCTTATTGCATGAGTTGTTGGTGGATATGTTCATTAAAGACATCCAAGATGCTATCGAAGGTGACTACCCGTTAGCGTCTGCCGATAAGAACGTTATCGTTACGTTCTTAAAGAATGAAAGTATCACAGCCACACCTGATGCAGATGGTATGGAGAAATTAAAAGAAGAATTAAAAGACCTATCAGAAGCACAACGTGCAAAGGTAGATGCTTTAGTAACACAAGTTGAAGCAGGTCAATTCGATGATCTGTTAGGACCTATACAATAAGGAGTTGTTATGATTGATGCGACGTTCCGAGAACGCTTTAAAAGATTACGGGCACATGTTGCTCAACACAATGATAGACCAGAGTTAATCCCTAAAGAAGATCGTGAAATGTTCGCATTAATGTTTGCAGGGTTATTCCTGAGTTTTCGAGACTTTGCTGAGTTAGGTATGGCTTATCTAGGGTTTAAGATGTCTGAGATTCAGGAAGACATTGCAGACTACATGCAACAGGGTTATAAGTACCGTATGGTGCAGGCACAACGTGGGCAGGCTAAGAGTACCTTAGCTGCTTTATACTGTATCTGGCGACTTATACAGCGTCCTAAAGACCGTTGTTTGATTGTATCTGCTGGCGGTGATCAGGCTGACTCTATCGCTCTGATTATTACACGTATCATTAACCAATGGGATATTTTATGTTGGATGCGTCCAGATACGACCAGAGGTGATAGGGATAGTGCTAAGAACTACGATATTCACTGTGATCTAAAAGGTATTGATAAATCCGCTTCTGTATCTTCTGTAGGTATTTCCGCACAGTTAGCAGGTAAACGTGCTGACTTTTTATTAGCTGACGATATTGAGGTTATGCGTAACTCTATGACTCAAACAGAGCGTGAGAAGTTAGCATTACAGACTCGTGAGTTCTCAGCTATCTGTATTCATGGTGACATTATGTATTTAGGTACACCGCAGACTAAGGACTCGATTTATCGTGAACTACCTCGTCGTGGTTTTAGTGTTCGAGTTTGGACAGGTCGTTACCCTACAAATGAAGAGTTAGAACGTTATGGATCAGGTACAGAGATTGCACCTATGATCATGAAGCGTTTATTAGAAAATCCAGAATTACAAACAGGTGGTGGTATCGAAGGTAACAGAGGGCAACCTACTGACCCTGACCACATCGGAGAAGAGACTCTTCAATCTAAAGAGTTGGATTATGGTCCAGAAGGTTTTGCATTACAGTACATGTTAGATACAACATTATCTGATGAGATGCGTACCAAGATTAAACTATCAGATATTCCTGTAGTCGGTACAGGTACAGATTCCGCACCAGAGGTGGTTCAGTACAAGTGTGATCCAACTACAGCATATAAAGAATTAACACCAGCAATGACAGCCTTTCGCATGTATTGGGGTATTGGTTCCGATAAGTCTGTACCGTTTGAACACAAGGTTATGATTATTGACCCTGCTGGTTCAGGTGGGGATGAGATTGCATTCGCTACAGGTGCAGCTACTAACTCCTATATTTACTTACTATCGGTAGGTGGTTTTAAGGGTGGTACAAAAGAAGAGAACTTGAATAAGGTTATCATGAAGATGGTTACGTCAGGTATTAAAGATTTAGATATTGAGCGTAACATGGGTCATGGTACTGTTACTCAGTTAGTCGTAGCTCAAATTGAGAAGTTGCGTTTAAAGGCTTCTAAAGGCTCACAGGACGAAGATTTCCTTGAACTGCTACAATCCTACGGTGTTACTCATTCAGAGCTTAATAGCGCGCTCTCAGGCGTTGCTGTGAACGATTATTTCGTTACTACTCAGAAAGAGCGTCGTATCATTGATACTATCTCACCTGTGACTCGTCGTCATAAATTAGTAGTGACAAGTTCAGCTATTCAAGAAGATTGGGAATACTGCTTGCAACATCCTATGGAAAAGCGTAATCAATATAGCTGTTTCTATCAGTTAGGTAATATTACTTACGATAGAGGTAGTTTGGTACATGATGACCGTGCTGACTGTGTACAACGGTTAGTAGAACGTCTATCACCATTCCTAGCTAAAGATGATGAAGCTGGTGCAGTTAAACGTCGTGAGGAGGAGATTGCAGAATGGCGACGTAATCCTATGGGTTATACACATGGTAAGTTCGCTAACACAGGTATGCGTAGAGGTTCTGGAACTACTAAGAAGTTTGGAGGTCGTCGTAAATGACAGAACAAGAAATTAAAGAAAGACTAGCTAATAATTGGTTAGTCATCAATGCTGCTAAGCAGTTAGTACTATTCGTAAAGGAGAAATTAAATGAAGGTAAATCTATCAGCACTAAAGAAGATCAAGCATAGTGATGCAGTGAATGTAGTAAGTACTCTAGGAACCATCGTAGAGAGCGCTAAGGCGGTTAATTCTGTTCAGGAGTACAAAGGTAAGGATAAGGTTAATAAAGGGCTATCAGGAGCTTCTAAAGCGCTAGATATAGCTGCTGTTATTCTTAACATTCTAAAGTAATTTACTAAGGACTGTTGGCGACTTATGTGGGAAAGGTTCTCTTGCAAGTTATAGTTGAATTCAAAATTTGACATATATTTGTGAAAGGG